GCGTTGCGCTCTGCGTCGTAAACGACGCGTCCCCCTTTTCTTGTTGGCAACGATCCCAAGCGCGTCGCTCCGGTTCGCAAGCTCACCTCTGCAATCGCGCTTGGGATAGTAGCCCCCAAGAACGGGGGAGGGCTGAAGCCCTTGGTTCCAGTATTTTTGAGGAGGGCCGAGCAAAGGTTAGTTCGGGAAAAAAATCCGAGATTTTTTTGTCCCGCTTTGGGTTACGGTTGTGCCTGTCCGCTTCACTAGCGTTCAGCAGAGTAGAGCGGCAAACCCCCCGAGGGCCTAGCGGCCACACGGGTTCGGGGGGTTACCGAGGCCCAGTGTCTGGGTTTCTTGCTGAGATAAAAGGGAGAAAGGGTTGCGTAACTAACACCATCGACGTGCATGGGGTTGCTTTTTGGCGCGCGATTGTTGGTCGCGCTTTTGTTTCGGGGTTGGGTTCCATCTGGCAGCAGCGCCAGAACCACCCGAAGGCTTTTGAACGCAGTCAGCGTCAAAGGAGAACCCGGGGGAGTTGCGCTTTTTGCGGCGGGTTGTGTTAAACGCCGCAAGTTGCGCTTTGGTTTTCCGTTTTTTGGGCGGTTGATAATTATCCTCCGCAATACCGGCGTTTTGAGCACGGCGAAGTTGCGGGTCTGGACGTTGTTTGGACACTGGACGCACAGCGCCAAGTGCCTGAGTAACCAGACCGCCCTTTTTTGGAACGTATTTCGGGACCGGCTCGAACTTTGGGCGTTCATATTTTGGAACGCGGATGGGTTCGACGGGTCGTCTGTCTGGGTACATGGCCCGATAAGTTAGGGACCCTGACTTAATTGGAGGTCTACGGAGGTCAACCGAGACAGACACCGAGGGGGCATTATTTCTTTGGCTTGTTCCAAGAGTTGACGAAGTTGTGCGCGTGACAGTTGTCCCAGCGCGGCGTGTTCCACCTTTTTTCCTTCTAGTACGTTTTGCCATATTAGTTTCTCTCCGTTGTAAACTTCGGCGACGATGTAATCGGCGCGGTGAATGAGGTTAACATTTCCGATAGCATACGTTGTTTCAACATCGAAGACGATGGATTCGACAGGCTCATAACCGTAATGGCGGGAAATGAACTGCTGCAAGGGCAGGGGCAGTTCGGAGGTGTCTTGGCAGAGATCGCCCAGATACTCCGATATTTCTTCGTTCAACGGAAGAGGTTGATTTGGTCGCTCTATTGCCCATTTGAGCAAATAAGCGTCAATCATTTTGGAATAGAGCGCCGTTTCTCTCCCAACGGGATAGTAAAATGGCTTACCAGATTGAGATTTGTTGTCCGGAATCGTGAAACGATCCGATTGGGCAAAGAGGCTCAGACCGTTAGACACGTGATCTTCGGCGTACTTAATCATGTATTCTTGGCCCAGCATCGGGTTCTTGCTGTACTTCATGACGGAGCGCTTGAGATTATCCTTATTCAGGTAATCCATAATATAAACAGCGCATCCTTGTTTTGACCGCGGTATTTCCGCGTAAGTATGACCGTGGGGCCAAGCATCCCATTCCCATTCCTTGTTGAGCGTCATTTCTGGCGGTTCATTTTGCCAGAAGATTAGAATGTGGAAATGGGCGCGCTCTAGGCGCGTCCCATGCTCACCAACGGCCACGTATTTGAATTTATGGCCCGCCTTGCGCAATCTTTTGAAGAAAAGTTGCACGTGGGAGTAATTGAGCCAATAGGCGTCAATGTTTTCATACCCACCGGCATAGGTGAGTGTCAGAAAGTTGACGGAATGACAGGTTTGCTCTTCGGCGAGCATTCGACCGATCCAATGGCGTTTGCGCGCGGCGATGCACGCGTCGCATTTACGGCATTGCGCCATTTTGGTTTCGCCTTGGAATTTGGTCTCAATGGTCACAGGTTTGGTGCACACTTAAAGGTTGTTCCGGTTCTAGTACAGGTAGACCTAGATTAGAGGTTTTTAGGTCGAGGTGTCAGTTACGCTACAGAGGTCAAGGGGTAGGGGCACATGGCCACCGTCTCAGGGGAGAGGTGGCCATGTGCGGGCCTTAATTGCATTTGCAATTTATAGGCCATTTCAGATAGCGCCATTCAGCCGTTATATCTTCGGCCTCACGCCAAAGATGAGAGAAGGGCTGGCAAAGACGCAAGTAGGCGTCTAGGGCTTTATCTGTTTCATCGGGAGCGGGGGCACCCTCTTCTTTAGGGAACTCGATTACCGAGAACCGGAGCGTCTCCAACGTGAAATGAAGTTCACACCCGCATTTGGCAGCAGCCACGCGAGCTAATTGTTGGATGACGCGGATTTCCGATAACGTAAGGTCTTTGCCGTAGTCGTAGTGGCGCACAACAATAGTTGATAGCGACCACCGCTCTTGCTCTACGTCAGCAACCAGCGGGATGCCCTCAAGATGGGCATCTTTAACTATCCGCTGGGCTACTTTCGTCTGAACTTGCGTTTCCGTCAGGTACTCCAACGGGTTCAGCATCACCGCCCTTTTTAGGTTTGCTTTGTTTCGAAGAAGGCTTACGGCCTCGCTCAGGGTCTTCGACCAGCGTTGTCTCTTCATCGGCGGATGCTTCTGGTGCATCACTTGAAGGTTTTGGTCGAGGCTCATCTCGGGATCTATCAGCAAAGCGTTTCTCCATTTCTTGTCTATCAAGTTCACGGTCAATTTCGTTTCTCCGCATCATGCGCGCGATAGCTTGCATTTCAGGGGACATGGCAGGCGGACGATCAAGAGACGTGAATATTTCAGTGGATTGTTTCAGACGTTCTTGGACGCGGCTAGATGGCCGCACCCAGATGGGCGATTCACATTGAAAGTGTATTTCGCCTTCACCGGTTACAGCAATTTCTTGCTGGCCATTACCGAAGCCCAAGATGAGTCCAAATTCATTTGTTACTACGACGGGTTCGAGGGTCCGAATGTGAAACGAAATGCCGCCGGTAAACGGCAGCACTTCTTTTTCATCCCATTCGACCCAATCATTTGGGCTGGTTTTCATGTGTCTGTACCATCCCCTTTGAGACGATCAGTCGGAATTTGCGCATCGACGGCGGCATAGTCGCCTTGAGCTTCGCGCAGAGTTTCACCGAAGAACGTGTTTCCAGAAATCACGACGTCCCCAGCTAACCACCATTCAAAGGGGTCAGTGTTTTGGTCCGCGAAGATTTCGTGCGAGACTTCGGACGCAATGTAGAAGTCGGGACCAAGGGTTGGGTCAACGACTTCTGTGGACCAGATACGGTTTCGGTTCTCGTCCCAAGCGTCTGATGGACTTGCCCGGTAATATTTACCGCCCACATTTGGGGAGCGTCGCATCCACCTGTGGTTAAGAGGAGCATACCCAAACAGGTCATCCGGTAGGCTGTGGCTTTCATCTACTTCACCATTCTTGATAATTTCGACGGGTTGCGGGTCGAGTTCATCCGCAGTCCTGTTGGGCAAGGATTCAACCGTTGTGGAATTCAGATAATAATCGCGTTGACGCTCATAAATCATTTCGGGCAGCGCTTGAGCGCAGACCACGATTACACCACCGGTTTGAAGCGCTGGAGAGCGAAGATTAAGCGAAAGGCTAGTACGACCGTCTGCCACGGATTTGTTAAGGTTTGCGCCGTCGGTAGCGTAGCGCTCAGACATACCGACGATTGTGTCGCTATGGTCGAGCAAGATGGGTTGCTTAAGCACCTCATCATTAAGGCGGATACCTTGGAGCAGTTGATCGATCATCCATTCCTCGGACATGCCCTGATATTGATTACGCAATTCGGACCAAGCACGAGTTTTGGTCGCTTGCTCAATGTTGGCGAGGGACATGGTGACGTCGCTTTCCGCGAGGTCAGCATAAATGTCTGTCCAGATGCCGCCAGAGGGGTTTCCGGTTTTGGGTGATGCGGCGGGGATGTTGTAAGTATCAGTACCGCCAGACCAGCTATCGCTTACGTAGTTTTTCGAGAAAAGCGGGATTTTGCTTTCAGTAAACGAAAGCGGGACGGAGCCCTCAATCATCGCAGCGTCAAACGTCGGAACGACGTGTTTCATTTGGGTGTGTTCCCAAAAGGCAGGAGCGAGGGTTTTGTCCAAACTATCCCGCAATGTTAGCGACGATGAACGTTGCATAGCAATGTAGTTCCACACCGCATTGTAAGCTTCGATGTAGTCAGTGTTGATCAGCTCACCGGTTTTGGCATGAAGACCGAGGGTCTTTAGAATGCCATCTTGAGGCGCTTGGGCAACCATGGTTTGAAACCAAGGAACGACGGTTGTCCCGTCTTGTTCCGTTTGGCCGTTATAGGAGCGGTCAATGGTTCCCATGTCTTGAAACCGATCTAGCGCTAGTTTTGGCACCAGATAGGCCATGGCACTAACACGCACTGGGTTCAGCAGCATGTCTGCGGTTTCTGCCATCTGCAAGTTAACTTGCAGTCGGCTATTCATAACGCCGTCTTCACGGAGAAGCGGGATCATTTTCAGCGGTACGAGACGACCGCCATAAGACGAGGTGACGACGCTGACAGCATCGGTCCGGGTAGTTTTCGCGTGGGCGACCGGGCCTCGTTTATAATTTTCGGGCCAAACTTGGGTTGGCCGTACGGCGGTTGAGTGTTGTTTTTGCATTTTTAGAATCCTGTTCTGTTAGGGCCGGTTGTTACCGGCGTTTTGGGAGTGACGGGCATTTTCAAAATATGCCCTTGCTTGGTTACACGGACTTTTTCGCCAAGATCCATAAGACTTTGGACGCCGTGAATTTCACCAAGTCCAGAACCTAAGGCAGCTTCGACGCCCTCGGTTGGGACCCAGCCGTAGGGCATCATATAATGACTTTGCCCAATACGGAGGACGTAGCGACCACCGTATTCTTTGTTGTCCAAAGGTATTTGAATATCCTCCGGACGAGCACCAGTGGGATTTGCTATTTGCCCGACGTAATCATCGCGCGCAGTATCGAAGGTACCCGCTTGGTCTTGCGACCCAGCGCCGCCCGTAGTTTGACGCAACGGGGGCACGGGTTGGGGATTCGCGATCTGGTAGTCCCAGCGCTCTTTCCAATCATCTTGGGCGCGTTCCTCCGTCGCGCGTTGTATCGCATCTTGCGCATAGGTTCCCCCGAATGTTTTGATAGCTTCTCCGACAGCGGCACGAGCGCCGAGCGGAGATTGAGTTGTTTGGTAATTTCCAGATTGACCGCCAGTAGAGCGGAGAACGGAAAGAGGATTAAAGCCCGCATTTTGCGCGCCTTTAACGAGCCACTTAAAGCGCTCATTTTCCATACGTTCTTTTTCTTGGAAATCCCATTCTACTTTTTTGCCCTTGCCGAGAAGTCCGCCAAGGAGTTGAGAACCGCCGCCGATAAGAGCAGCGCCAAGAATTGGGTCCATTTTTTTTCCTTTCTTCTTTGGTTTTTAATCCTTGAGCAATTTATTGATTTTTTGCAACGGTTTTGTGGCGCGTCGCTTCGCAATCGGTTCCTCTTTCGAGGCGTTGAGCCAGTTTCCTTTGTTTTTTGGGTTTTGTTGGGCGGTGGGACCGAGCGCTGCACGCGGCAAAGTGGTGCGGAAGTCTGGCTTTGTATTTTTTTGTAACCGTTGTTGGAGAGCGCGTTGCGCTCTGCGTCGTAAACGACGCGTCCCCCTTTTCTTGTTGGCAACGATCCCAAGCGCGTCGCTCCGGTTCGCAAGCTCACCTCTGCAATCGCG